AGGACGTAGGGCAAGCGGTAGGAGACGTAGCTGAAGACGTAGGGCAAGTTACTGGTGATGTAGTAGAAGACGTAGCACAAGTTACTGGTGATGTACTCTCAAACGCAGATACCACAGCTAGGAATGTTTTGTCGGAAGTAGATGATGCATTTATAAACCCTGCAGGAGACATAATAGAGGACGTAGCACAAGTTACTGGTGATGTAATCGAAGACGTAGGGCAAGTGGTCGGAGACGTAGCTGAAGACGTAAGTCAAGAGGTTGGAGACGCACTCTCTGCCGCTGAAACAGCAGTTAGACAGGCTCTTGAAGATATAGACTTGCCTGAAATAGATATAGACTTGCCTGAAATAGATATAAACTTAAACGTACCACAGGTCACCAGTGCTCCGTCTGCTACACGAACTACAGGTGGCTTATTTGACGTAGCTCAGTTTGAACACGACAAGGGCATTAGTTTAATAGGTAACCTACTAACAGGTCTTACAGAACAAGACGCTAATAAGTTAAGTAAAAAACAATATCAACAACCCAAAGAAGAAGAAGTGGTAGACTTACTGTCAGACCCTTTTGCTAACGCTTTTAACTACAAGGTATAAAATTCAATGACATACTTAGAAGCTGTAAACAGAGTTCTTATACGCTTGAGAGAAGAAGAGGTGACTACGGTTAACCAGAACTCCTACTCTAAGCTTATAGGAACTTTTGTAAATGACGCTAAACGTATGGTGGAGGACGCTTGGGATTGGTCTTCGTTAAGAACCACTATTACAGTTACTACTGAAGCTGACGTTTTCTCCTATAACTTACTAGGTACTAACTCCTCCTTTAAGACCTTAGATGTATTGAACGATACTAAGAATTGTTTTATGCAGCACATTACCTCTACTGAAATGAACAATCTATATCTCATACAACCTGTCGTAGAGGGGTCAGCACAACAGTACACTTGGAACGGTTTTAGCGAAGCAGGTAACGCCATTGTAGACATCTACCCTAAGCCCAACGCTGTAGAGAGCCTACGTTTCAACATTGTTCAGAGAGAGGATGAATACACTAACGATGCTGATGTGTTCTATGTACCTACTCAGGCTGTTATTCAGCTTGCACAGGGCTTTGCAATGGAAGAGAGAGGAGAGACAGGGGGTCAGTCAAGCGGCGCTATGGTACAGCTAGGACGGTCTACGTTGGCTGACGCTATCGCCTTAGACGCTGCTAGGTTCCCTTCTGAGACTATTTGGAGGGATGTGTAATGGCTCAACAGCTACAGAATCTTGCAATCTCTGCTCCTGCTTTTGCTGGGCTTAATACACAAGACTCTCCTGTTGGGCTAAACGCTGCCTTTGCTGATATTGCAGAGAACTGTGTAATTGACCAGAGAGGTCGTATTGGGGCTAGGAAAGGCTGGAGTACTATAACTACTAACGGTTTAGCGGTGTTAGGTACAAGCTCAGGCATTGAACACGTTCAAGAGTTTATTGCGTATGACGGAACAATAACTGTCTTCTCAATGGGCGACTGTAAGGTTTTTACAGGCACTACTGTTCTTACTCAGATACCTTTCCCTTCTGGCTACTCCTGTACCGCTAACAACTGGAAGACTGCTTCCTTTCAGAACAACGTCTACTTCTTTCAAGCTGGACATGCCCCCTTAAAGTACGTAGCTGGCGCGTCTGCGTTAGTATTGGTTCCTGACTCTGGCAACGCTTCTCCCCCACAAGGAGATGAACTGTTGGCTGGCTTTGGTCGTCTGTGGGTAACATCTGTTGCAAACGAAGACTACAAGATTTATGGTAGTGCTTTGCTTGACGGAGATACTTGGCACGGTTCAGGTAACTCTTGGTTGACTTTAGATTTGACTAACGTCTGGCCTCAAGGGTATGACTCTGTAGTTGCACTCGCTGAACACAACGGATACTTAGTTGTCTTCGGTAAGCGTTCTATTATTTTATATCAAGACGCTGTTGGAGCGCAGGGTGGTACTTTATCTTCTACCACTGCTGACACAATTAGACTGTACGACACTATTGAAGGTGTTGGTTGTATTGCTAGAGATTCTGTACAGTCAACTGGTAATGACTTATTGTTCTTATCTAACCGTGGTGTGATGTCTCTTGGTCGTCTTATACAAGAAAAAGCTATTCCACTTAATGATATTAGTAAGAATGTACGCACAGACCTCATGGAACTTGTTGACAACGAATTTGCTTCAGGTAACGGACATACGATTAGGAGTGCCTACAGCGCTAGACACGCGTTCTACATCTTAACACTTCCAGAGTCAGACGTTGTGTATTGTTTTGATGTAAGGAGACCTTTAGAAGATGGTTCTTTTAGAGCTACTACTTGGAGAGGCTTAACACCTCTAGCTATAACAGTGTTTGCTAATGATGACTTGATATTCGGTCTAGGTAAGATTGGAACTGCACAACCAGCTCTAGTAAAGTACGACACATACAGTGACGGCGCTGAGCCTTACGAGATGAAGTACTTTAGCCACCCTCAGAACTTTGGTAACCCTACTAACTTAAAGTTTCTTAAAAAGATGAATGTTAGTGTTATCGGTGGAGGAGGCACTACTTGTGTTTTTAACTGGGGTTACGACTACTCTAATAACTTTACTAAACAAGCTGTTACTTTTGGTATAGCCACTGACGCAGAGTTTAACGAAGCAGAGTACAACACCACAGCAGAGTACACAGGGGGTGTTCTTGTTAACGAACCCTCACTTAATACTTCAGGTTCTGGTGTAGAAATAACTGTAGGTCTAGAAACCACAATCATCGGTAATGCTTTTTCTATTCAAAAAATTGACATACACGCTCTATCAGGGAGATTTATCTAAATGGCTACATACAATGTAACGACTAACTTTGGCGCTAAAGACGACTTAGCGTCAGGAAACGCCGCTAAAAAAATTAAAGGCTCGGAGTTTACTACTGAGTTCACTAACATCTCTACAGCCGTTAACAGTAAGGCAGACACAACGACTGTTAATGCTGTAACAACAACAGCCAACGCAGCGTTACCTAAGTCTGGTGGAGCAATGACGGGTGCAATTACTACCAACAGCACTTTTGACGGCGTAGATATCGCTACAAGAGATGGTGTGTTGACTACCACTACTAACACTGCTGACGCAGCTTTGCCAAAAGCCGGTGGAACCATGTCGGGTGCAATAGCGATGGGAACCTCCAAAATTACTGGAGCAGGAGACCCAACTGATGCTCAGGACGTAGCTACAAAAGCTTACGTTGACGCTAACGCCGGTAGTGGGGACGTAACTCTTTCTGGCAACAACACTTTTACAGGCAACAATACTTTTTCAACAGAAATTGCTGCCAACGCTGGCATTGCTGTAGCAGGTTCCGCAGACATTACAACCGCAAGTGCTGTCAATGCTACAGCCAGTACTTTTAAAAATGGTAGTTATACTGCTGGTAAAGTAAACACACATGTTAGTAACTCCGCCGGTTCTCTTAGCATAGGTAATCAAGGAGCTGGTCTACGTTTTAGTCAGTATATTAACAACTTTGGGTTAACAGTTAGAGACATTATACCGTACAACGTAGACACCAACTCAAACTCAGACAACTTGGTTGACTTAGGTAACTCTAGTGCGCGGTTTGATGACATCTACGCCACTAACGCTACTATTCAAACTTCAGACAGGAATGAGAAGCAAGACATAGAAGAACTAACTGACGCAGAGACTCGTGTAGCTGTAGCTTGTAAAGGTTTGTTACGTAAGTTCCGTTGGAAGTCTTCTGTAGAAGAGAAGGGTGATGCTGCTCGAACACACTTCGGTATTATAGCTCAAGACTTACAGGCTGCATTTGAAGCTGAAGGTCTTGACGCAGGGAACTACGCTATGTTCATCAGCACTACGTGGACAAATGAAGATGGTGAAGAACAAACTAGACTAGGGGTTCGTTACTCTGAACTGCTTGCATTTATTATTGGGGGAATCTAAGAATGCCTACTACACAAGAAATACTGAACATGGGCGGTGGCCTGCTGAATACAGCGGGTCAGTACATGGCCTCGGAAGATGCCATTACCAGCGCTAGAGAAGCAGGGAAACAGGCAGTAACAGGTGCTGAAACAATAGCTACTGACGTTATTGCAGGTACAGAGTTTGTACCTTACACAGTAACCAGTAACTTAGCTACGTCCACTGCTGGCCCATCTGGAGGTGTTACACAAACACTAAGCGAAGATGAGCTACGCCGTCAGAACGCCTATTTAGGCTCAGCAGAGACTTTGTTTGGTGAAGTAGGTGGTGACACTAACGCACAGACGCAAGCCCTCTACGACCAACTGAGGGCCATTCAAGCCCCTGCTGAGATGCGTAGGCAGCAAGCGACCCAAGAGCAGATGTTTGGTAGAGGTACTGGAGGTATGACTTCAGGTATCTACGGTGGCTCTGGTATGCAGTTTGCTGACGCACAGGCACGACAAGAACAGCAAGGTCGTGACATGCTAATGGCTAGACAAATGGTAGGTGAGGAACAAGACCGTAGACTCCTACAGGCTCAGGGCTTAATGGATGCTGGTTATAACCCTTCACAACAAGCTTCTGACATGTTCTCAACGGGCTATCAACCTGCTACACTGGCTGCTCAAGGTGATATCCGTGGTCAAGAGCTTAGTGCTGACGTTAAGTCTAGAGCGTTGACTCAGATGATTAACGCTGAAGTTATTGCTGGTAACCTGAGTGCAGACCAAGCTAAGCAGATTCTAACAACTACTTTAGGTAGTCAAGATGCTAGTGGTAACTTTACTGGTGGTTTACTGAGTAGTGCAACTGATTGGATATTTGGTGAAATTGAGGATGCCATTGGTGGTGGAAATAATTTAGAATACATAGATAATGCGACTGGGGCTGAACAAGATGCTTATTACGGTACTAATAACCTAGACCAAGACGCAGGTACTACTTCTGGTATGCTTTATAACGACTACTCTAATTACGCGTAATTAAGGAGAACAAACAATGGCACAAGTACAAGATTTAAGTGGTTTATTAACAGGCATCTCTCAAGCGCCTATTGACCCACGAGTGGGCCTTACTCCTATGCAGCAGTTACAGGCTCGTGGAATGGAAGCTAACCAAGGTTTGCGTCAGGCAGCAGGAGGCTTAATGTCTTCTATTACTGGTAAGGAAGTAAACGTCCAGACTTCTCGTGAGAGAGCACAGTCTGAGCTTGCTGGTTTAGACATTAACGACAAAGATGACCAAAAACGTATCCTTGAGATATACACACGCTTTGACCCCAATAAGGCTGCTCAGTTAAAGGCTGCTTTTGCTCAACAGGGTAGAGACCGCTCAACTATATCAGCATCCGCAACTTCCGATTTAAAAACACGAA